GGGGTCCAGCTAAAAATCTTTCTATTGACGAGTCTATTCGGGATCTTCCTGCTGAGCATTCGCTGTCTCCAGCTAAAGTGAAAGAATGGATTAAGGAGCAAAAAGATTTAATTAAAGGATTAGGTAAAGAAGCAAAAGAAAGTAAGGATAAAAATCTCCGTCAATTATATTGGGAAACTGAAACTTACATCTTTAATTTGCAACGTTACCTTGGTGATGGCATCTATCGTGATAACCGATATGGCGCTCAAAAACAAAATACTATACAACACAGATCAGTAGCGATGGCATACTATCCTGATGGTACGCCAAAACGAACACCTGGTGTATATTATCCAGATATTGGAGATGTATATACTAATGAAATGGCCATTGAGGATCATGTCAACAGCAGAAAAAAAGTTTCTAACAAAAAGTGAGTTCACTAAGTTAGTAGTGGATACCGTAAAATCGCACAAGTCCTCGTATATGGATGCTATTATACACTTGTGCGATCAACACGATATTGAAATGGAGGATATAAAAAAATATATTTCTCCAGTCATTAAAAACAAACTTGAGGCAGAAGCAATGAAATTAAATTTTTTGCCTCAAGAAAACAGTTTACCAATCTAAAAAAATATGGTAGAATACTTCAGTAATATTTCAGCAAATAAGGAAAACAAATATGTCTTTTGCAAATCTAAAACGTAACCGTACAGACTTTTCTAAACTTATCAATGCAGCTCAGTCTGTTGGTGGTGGAGAACAAAAATCATATGGTGATGACCGTATGTGGAAACCTACAGTAGATAAAGCAGGCAATGGCTATGCTATCCTACGATTCCTCCCCGCTAAAGAAGGCCAGGATATTCCTTGGGTTCGCTATTGGGACCACGGATTTAAAGGGCCAACAGGTCAATGGTACATTGAAAAATCTCTAACATCCATTGGTCAACAAGATCCTGTATCTGAATTGAATACTCGTCTATGGAATTCAGGTATTGAAGATGATAAGGATACTGTACGCAAGCAAAAGCGTCGACTACATTATGTTGTTAATGCGTTGGTAGTCTCAGATCCAGGTAATCCTGCCAATGAAGGTAAAGTCTTTATGTACCAGTTTGGTAAGAAAATCTTTGATAAGATTATGGATCTAATGCAGCCTCAATTCCCAGATGAAAAGCCAGTAAATCCATTTGACTTTTGGGATGGTGCGGATTTTGTACTAAAAATTCGTAACGTTGAGGGTTACCGTAACTATGACAAATCAGAGTTCCGTTCACCAGAGCCTCTCTACGATGGTGACGAATCTCGTCTAGAAGCAATTTATGATAGTCTATATGATATTTCAGAGTTTACTGATCCTAAGAACTATAAAACTTATGATGAGCTAAAAGCGAAGATGTATCAAGTATTAGGTGAACAAGCTCCACGTACTGTAAAGCAGGAAGTGTCAATGGATCTCGATGATGAGATTCCTGACTTTCAATCAGCTCCCTCGCCAACTCAGACTGCAGCTCCTGAACCTACTATAAAAACGGCTGAATCCTCAATGGATGATGAGGATGATACAATGAGCTATTTCGCTAAACTGGCAGCGGAAGATTGATTACTACTGAACAGTAGCATTAATATCAAAAGGTGCAGGAGTTGGAGTATATTTCAATTGTTGATTAACAGTAGTTACGGTATTTTGGTTAACTAAATTATTAATACTTCTAGTTAGTTCTTGCATATTAGTATTAAGTGGTTGTAATGCTTCTGAAGTAGTTCTAGGCCCTGGGTTTTGTAGATCAATTCCTAGGGCCTTATACATTTTCCCAACACCAGTTTCTAATTGTTCTAGGTTCTCATCAGTAAGATTATTTAAACCCCCACCAAAATAATACTTTTTGCCTAGCCATTTGTGGCTCAAAGTTCCACCTGTTAATATATTTCCTTTTTTTGGATCTGAAGGATCTGGCATAAAGTCTAATACTGTTGAAAGGTCTTGCATTATTTTTGATATGTTTTTACTTAGACCTTCTCCAATATTTGCACTCGCTATTTTATTAAATGATTTATAAAAACTATCTAAAGCAGCACTAAACATGTTTATTTTTTCAAAGATCTTTTGATCTATAGTCATCAAAGGAGCCAATCCATCTAACATTGTCTCTATTGCACTCTTTTTACCTTCACCAAGATTCGTACCAAAAATAAAATTAATTCCATTTGTAATAAAATCTTTTACTTTACTATAGAGTGATGCAGCTTCGTTCATACCTTCAGCTGTAAAGAAGCCAATCATTGCTAAAGATAAGTTTTTAAGTTCGCCTCCAATTTTCAAATTACTGATTTTTTCCATTTTTGACATAGCTGATTCATCAATAGCATTAATTGAATCATTGAATACTTTAAATGCTCCAGACATACCTTGACTATCTGAAGCTTTCAATTTACCCAACCAACTCAGTGCAGCATCTCCTAATACGATACCGGCTAAAAATCCAGAGATGCCAACACCAAGTGCTGTCATAATTGCACCAATTCCACCAGCTGCCACTAGTGCAGAACCTGGAACTGCAGTACTTAAAACTCCAAGCCCAGTTGCCGTGGCAAGTATTAAGCCAAAGGCTTTTAGCGATTTTTCATTTAATGTTTCAACTGAATTATTAAATATTCCAAATGCTGAAACAATACCTGGACTATCTGAAGCTTTTAATTTATTCAACCAACTTATCGCAACATCACCTAATATGAGGCCACCCAAAAATCCAGAGATACCTGCGCCAAGTGAAGTCATGAATGCGGCAGTCTTCGCCCCAGAAAGATTGAATTTTGCAGCTAGACCACTTATTCCCATGATTGCGCCTAAAGCGATAACTCCATCTTCAGTCAATCCAGTAATAGAATCCGAAAATCCTACTAAGGCTGTCTTTAAATGCGCAAAGTTTAAGTCAGCTCCTAGAGCTGAAGCTCCAGCTAAAAATGTATCGCCAAGTAATAGACCAGCTAAAAACGCTGTGATACCAATACCCATCAACCCCATCGCTTTTGGAACTTCAGTACTTCCACCAGCAAGCCCAACAATAGCTGCAGCACCTAAAAGTCCAGCTAGAACCGTGAGCGATTTCTCATCAATTGATAAGATCATATCCGAGAAACCAACAGCTACTGCTTTTAGTCCAGCAAAATTAACTGCATTCTCACCTGCAAGAGCAGTGACTCCTTTGAATAGAGCGTCACCGGCTAATAGTCCAGCAAAGAATGCGCTAATACCAAAGCCCATAGAGCCTAACCCTTTAGCGGCTCTTGTACCACCAACAGCGCTGACTGCCATAATTCCACCAAGAACAACAAATGATTCTGGATCCATGCTTGTAATAATGTCTGAAAAGCCCATAGCTGCTTTTTTCAGACCTTCATAATCCATTCCCTTTGTTTGTTGCAACCAATCAAGTCCGGCACTACCGGCGAGTAGCCCACCAAAGAAAGCAGGGATTGCAAGTCCCATTGCTACTATACCTTTAGCAGAGTTCATCATTCCAGCTCCTAGAGCTGCAAATCCCCCGCCAAGTCCGCCTAAGATACCACCAGCACCAATACCACCAGGAGCTGGAGCAGTTGTGCCTCTTCCAGCAATTCCACGAGTTCCACGAGATGATTCTCTTTGTGCTTCTAATTGAGATAAAGCTCGATCATCTTTATCTTTGACATAGTCAAAGTACGCCGATATTTTTGCTTCAATTCTTGTTGTTGAAGAATAAAGCGAATCACTAGTTGGACCCAGTTTTTGGCTTATCTCTTGTAAACTTGACATATTATCTTCCTGACATTAATTTTTGACGATCCATTTCGTCTCTCTGCCCTTTTAGGTCTTCAGTTAACATAATCAAATAAATTTCCCTCTCCCATGGCATCATATCTTCTACTTCTTTTAACGAATAGTGGTGGTTTTGAATTAGTTGATAATTTACCTTATAATAATTTTCAAGTGTATCATGAGAAAGGCTTATTAAAAAAAATCATTCAGTCCTCTTAGTGTTCGTGTATTTTCTTTACCGCATGCTTCACAATTCCAATGAATATCAGTTGTAAGAGCTGGCATGGTTTCAAGGAAAGAAATAATTGATCCAAGTTGATCTGTAGTAAGACTATCAACAAATTCAATTTTTTCTTCGTGTGTGTGGTCTTTAAATGTGATCTGCTCTTCAGCTGTAAGAACAGTGTCAATTGATGCCATAATTAATTCCATAATAGTTTCAGTTTGAGATCCAGAATTCTGTACTTGTAAAATTCTTTCATATGATGGATGGCTAACTTTCAAACTTATTTCTTCTGTCAATTGAATAATAGAATAAGTTTCTTCCACTTCACTTACTTTTGCTTCATCAATGTTTACTTCAACGTCTGATTGGTGGTTGCAATTTTCGTCTAAACATGCTGCTTTTAATTGAATATTTTCTCCAACAGATTTAGATCTAATCTTTGCAAATAAAAATTCAATATCATACATTGTCATGTGATGTGTTTTTACTTCACTATCAACACATGCTGTAATAATATCACTAACTGCTTCTACTACCTGCCGGGAATCTTGACTTTCCATTGCCATTAAAAGTAGTTTTTGTTCTTTGACTAAAAATGGCCGGTATCTTACCGGCATATTTCTCGATGGTAGATTTACAGTATACTTTGGTAATGCATTTAATTTAGGTAATGCCATTTCAATTCATCCTTTATAATTCAATGGGTTTCCAGTTTCTATAAGATAACTGTACATTTATTTCAACAATATTTTGGTTTTCATTAGCGTACCCAATCCCGTTTAAAGTTGTTGGATAAGCATATTCTAATTTAACTCCATAGACTTTTTTAGAATCCGCATCAGGTTGTAAAAACCCCATGTTGTTTTCTTCAGTCATTTCGCTATTTTTCGATAATTGATAAATGGATACATCTTTTGCATATCCATTTGGTCCATGAGAATATCCTAGTTCAAAAGTTTCTGGATTTACTGCTAAAGCCTGCCATGCTTCGAAATATTTTCTAACATAAAAGTCATTCAAACATAAGAAGGTAGCAGAAACATCGGCCACAGCATATCCATATGCCACTTTTTCTAAGTGCATTCCAATTAATCTATCATTTGATGTGATTTGTCTTCCAGGAATGTTGACGTCTTTACATAATACATTTAATTCGTCAATTCCATCAAACCCTGGAATTGCGGGAAGCTTAACTTCGAAAAGGTCAGCTAAAGCTATGCCACCTTTTTGCGATATTTTAGACTTAAGCTGATCGATAGAAAAAGCCATTAAATTGCCTTTCTGGAATCTCTATACACTTCACTCCTAGACCCTTTTTGGAAATCTGCTGTTGGTAAGAACGTAGCAATTTCCCATTCAGGTGCTGGAACAAGTGCAAGGCGACTTCTAATATGAGAAGTCAAATAATGTTTAACACACGGTTTATAATATTTAAATTTTGCCGCCGCTTTCATCATTCTGTAACTTACCATAAATCTAGTATCATCAGTGTATAATTTATTATTAGCTGTATCAATAAGAGCATCCAAAAATTTTGCTCTTAAGATTGGTGGCAGATAATGTAAATTCATTCCCAAAAATCCACCTTCAGCTTTATCTAATACAATCACTAATGGAAAGCTATCATAATAAGATAATGTTTCTTTATGCTTTGGGTCATAGAAGAACATATACATTGATCCAATTACTTGCCTATTCTTTAATTGAATAGGCTCTTCTTTCATCAGCGCATTTCTATTGATATTGCCAAGAGTGCTGGCTTTACGTCGAAACCAATCCCGAGACTCTTGTGTTCTGGGAGTGATTCCTTTTCTAAATGCTTCTAATTCTAATTTTTGAAATAAATTTGACATAAATCTATTTATTCTTCTTTCTCATAGGTTTCAATGGCTTAATTGTTTTCTTTGGGTTTGGTAATATGCCCATTGTTTTTAGGGTGTTCTCGGTCCATATCTGAAACTCATAACCATTGTCTAGAGCGTATTTTTGAGCAGCAGACCATTTATTCATATTCTTTACGTATGTCAATCCTTCATTAATATATCGTTTTGTTTTACGTCCATTGAATGATGGAGGCTTTGTTTCTTTGTCTGGTTTGATTTCAACTAAAATAGTCTTGCCATCTTTAAAAGCAATTTTAAGATCCATAAAATATCTATGGTAGCGTTTATCCACTTCATAGAAATATGGAATAACAGTTTCCTCACTTGACCAATGTTTTATTTTTGGATTATCATCACACCATTTAAAACATTGTCTTTCCCACATAGACCTAAAAACTACATTATCAGGATCACCTTTATATTTCGAACGATGCTTAACTTTATAACGACCAGAATACGCCATGACTTTCCATATAAATACTTTTGACTTTCATTCAATATTTATTAAGGAATAGAAAATATGGGTTCTGCGATAGACCAACTAAATAGAATTGGTGAGATCTATGATGAGTTTGCTGGAGGAAATTTAAATGGTGAGTTCAGCACGGCCGCACCAGTGCTGGGGAAGTTAAAGTTTCCATTAGAGGAATCTAACCTATATCAAGGCCGGATCGTTTTTAGCGCGTATAGAGAAGACTATAAAACGGTTGCTGCAACTGGATTTAATCTATTCTCTAATGAAGCAAGTAAAGAAAGAAAATCGAGAAGAGAAGCACTCACAAATCAAGGGATAACCGACGAACAGGAGATTAATGCTCAATTAGCAACTCAAGATAAGCAGATCTCAGATTTATATCAATCTCCAGCTGACAAAGATACAAGACCAGCTATTCCAAACCATATTGGAAATGGCAAAAGGTCTTGTACATTATATCTTCCTTCTCAAATACAATTTCAAGATAGAATAGAATATACCAATGTTGATCTTAATATTTTAGGCCAATCTGCAGCAAATGCTTTAAGATCTGGATCTAGTGGAGCAGAGACCGTGAGACGCGTGGTTGGAGATGCTCTTCCTAGTTTTGAATCATTATCTGAAGCTGTAAGAAGTGGACTATCATCTGAAGCAGCTCAGGTTGCAGCTCTAAGAGTTTCAAGGAGATTAAACAGCGAAGTTGCTGGTGCCATTGAAACAACCACTGGTGTTACACTAAATCCAAATAGAAGACAAACTCTAAAGGGTGTTGGAATTAGACAATTTAGATTTCAATTTAAAATGATTCCAACGACTCAAGCTGAAGCTAATATGATTACTAACATAATTAAATTTTTTAGAGAAGAAATGTATCCAGAAACTTCTAGTGAAGGCGTTCAAGCTGCTTTAAAATTCCCTAGTAAATTTAACATAAAAATGATGTATGGAAACAAACAAGTAACAACAGGAATTCTTCCATGCTTCTTAGAAAATATAGATGTTGTTTATAACCCATCAAATATGGGGTTTCATAAAGATGGTACTGGCGGCGGTGATTTCCAAGAAACCGATGTATCTCTTTCCTTTGTAGAAGAAAGAGCTCTTACAAAACGCGATATCGTGTTTGGAGGATACTAATGACTTACTTTAGAAATTTTCCAGTTACAGCTTATAAATTTGGCGATGAGATAGAAGATGCATTTTTTCAAAATATTACAACTTATATTGATTTAGTTGATGAAGTCGTAGATGATGTTTCAGCCTATTCATATTATAATATTATGGATGGAGAAAGACCTGATTCGTTATCTCAGAAATTATATGGCACCACAGATTATTATTGGACTTTTTATCTTATGAATACTTCTTTGAGAAGACAGGGATGGCCTTTAACTCAATCAGAAATTTATTCAATAGGAGCAAAATTTTATCCAAACACTGTTATTAGAACAAAAGATGCGCTCACAGAGATTGATAATAATACACTTAATAAATTTTATGTTGGAGATATTGTAGCATCTAGAGATGTTGGATCTCCATCTAATAACCCTACATTTGCAAATCCACAATTTAAAGGTACACTCTTAGAAAAAAATTTAGATATGGGTCAACTAATAATAGAGCCAATAATTGAAATAAGATCTATTACTATTACGAATGGTGGAGCTGGATATACTACCACACCAACTGTTACTATATCTGGCGGTGGAGGATCTGGTGCAAAAGTTCAATCAGTTTCAATTTCAGGTGGAGCTGTAACAGCTATTACTCTAAGCAATAAAGGTTCAGGTTATACCACCGCGCCAACAATAACAATATCAGATCCGGACACACCCGGTGTACTTGCATCAACTGCAACTGCAAAAGCAGTTTTATCATCTAATGATTTGTCAAATAATACTACAGTATATAGTTTTATTGGCGTAGCTGATACTGATTTATGGGGAAGTTCTAATAGACTAAAAAGCGTATCCGCTGATGAAGTAATTGAAAGTCAATTGAATGCTCCACATCATTATGAAGATGCAAATGGAAATTGGGTAGACCTACCAATTTATGGGGATGGTTTTGGTGTAGATAATACGGCTTCTGGAATTTCTGGAAAAACTATAGTCACATATTTAGATAGATTAAGATCTGAAAATGAAACGCTTTCTAGAATTAAAATATTAAGACCTTCTGTTGTTTCTCAAATCAGTACTAAATTTCAACAATTATTGAGGCAATAAATGCCAGAGCCTATTATATCAGCTGAGTCTATAAAAATAGACAGCGTTGAACTAAACTCAGAAAGATTTAATAAACCATTATTTTTAATGGGCCAAAATGCTAGCTCTCCAGTTGTTGCTGAGATTAATATTTATGAATCTTTAATGAAACCGTATATGACTGGTAACATCATTTTAATTGATGATCATGATTTGTATAGAATCACAGACATTCAGGGCACAGAAAAAATAAAAATTATTTTTCGCTTGCCAAATGGCGAAGGTGCTCCAATTGAAACAAACTTCATTGTTACTGATGTTGAATCATCTGTAAAAAATAATGAAACAACAAGTACTCTTACGCTTAATATAGTTGAGGACATTGGATATTACAACGAACTTCAGTCTATAAGTAAATCTTATCAAGGGACTGGCGAAGAAATTATAGAAAAGATTTTAAAAGATAATCTTAATAGAGATTTAACTAACCTATCTAAAAATGAATCTTGGCAAAAACCATTTAAATATTTAACACCATACATTACTCCTCTTGAAGCTTGCCATAGAGTTTTAGATAACATGACAACTACTACTGGCTTTCCTTTCTTTTTATACTCAACTATTCATAGTAATGACTTTTTTCTAACAGATCTTGAAACTATTTTAGATAAAGAAAATAAACCTTTTAATGAAGGCAAACCGTTTACATATCATCAAGATACAGGTAAGACAAATGATCTTGCTACTCAAATGACTTCAATTATTAATTTTGAAGGGAGCTTCTTAGAAAATACTTTAAGAACAGCAAAAAGAGGAGCAATTGGAGCAGATTTTACATATGTTAATGTCACAACTGGAAAAGTATATGAAAATCATATTAATATGAAAGAAAGATTAGATGTGTTAGTAGACAATGGTTTTATGGATGAAAATCATACTCATGTTTTAATTGATGACTATTTTGAAGCAGATCCAAGTGGTCAAGACAAAAGAAAGCTTGGTGAATTTAATTCTAATAATATAACTAAGATTAGCAGTCAGCCGTTTCCAATTGGCGAGTATAATGCGATTGGTCAACAAGAGTTTGATTCATATTCTGAACTTGAGCAAGTTAAAAATAACATATTGACTAATTTAACTAAGAACACTTATCAATTGTATGTTCCAGGTTTATTGTTTGCGACTAATAATATAAAAACTTCTGTTGGAAGCAAGATAGAATTAAAAATATTAACGAATGATGATAGAGCTGCTCTTGATCAAAAAAGATCTGGTCAGTTTTTAATCTTTGGAAAAAGGCATGTGTTTAATGTTGCTGAAGAATTGCATACAGTTTCATTAGCTGTGAATAGACTTACTAACCAGAGGAACAACGCATGAAGTTTTATGGTGATGATAATCGATGGTTTATTGGTACAGTTAAGAACTATGATCCAACTGCTAAAGGCCGACTTCAAGTAAGAATTCATGGCATTCATGGTCCAGACATAAGTGATGATGATTTGCCATATGCAGAAGTTATGCTTCCATCTACTGAGGGAGGCGTATCTGGGATTGGTAAAATAGCTCAAATACAAAATACAGCATTAGTGTTTGGAATTTTTCTAGATGCACAAAAATCGCAACATCCATTAATTTTAGGTAGCATTCCAAAAAAAGAAATACCTTCAGTAACTCAATATGAAAAAGCGCCAAATGATATTAAAGATTGGTATGATCCAGACAATTTAACGACAGATAATACATTTATTCCAAAAGATTTAGCTAAAGCTTACTATGAAGGAAACCCAACCCTTGATCAAAAAAGATTAATTATCTTTCAATATTTAAGATCTAATGACTTCACAGAAATTATGGCTGCTGGCATTCTAGGTAACCTAGAAAGAGAAAATTCTGCATTTGCGCCTTCATTACCTTCTAGCTTTGAAGGAGAAAACTCGGCTGGACTAGCACAATGGAATCCATCTAAGAATGCTGGATATCGACTTCAGAAACTAAAAAAATATGCATCAATGAATAATAAGCCATGGGATGATTTCTTTATTCAACTGGACTTCATAATTCATGAGTTGCGTGGTGAAAAAAATTCAGAAACAAATGGTGGAGCTTATAATAATACATATAATACTCTCTTAAATTGTGATACTTTTGAAGGTGGAAAATCTGAATTTAATTCTACTTGGGTATTCTTAGATGAATATGAAAATCCAGCAAATAAATCAAATGAAATAATTGAAAGAGAAAAATATGCAAGAAAAGCTTATACACAATATAAGCGTTCAATAGAAAATTATATTTCATCTTCGGCAGGATAACATGACAACACAAACTATAATTGAACAACAGCTAGCAAATATTTCTAATAAAGTTAATAATGCAACTAGTGATGTCTCTCCTGTATTGAGACAACATGAAATGTCTATAACTTCTAAACTAGGTGGGAAGGTGGGACAAACTCTAGCTGGATTTAAAGCTTTGACTTCTGCAGTAGATGATATTATTGACAGTGTAGAAGGATCAGCACCGGTGCAACATAAAGCTGCAATGTCTGTTGTACAACTACAAAGAACGGGATCAGACTTAGATCGGTTAACAAAAAAAGTAGCTAGCAGCGATAAAACAATTATTGATCAAGTTCTTGGAAATTCCAAGACAACTGGAAATGCATTTAGAGATGTTGTTATTTCAGCCCCATTTCCAGAAGCAATGGCAGCAGCATTAAAACAAGCTGATCCTTTAGCTACAACATCCCAAGTTCTTAATGCAGTTGAAAAAAACGTAAATATTAATTTGCCAAATAGTAAAGAGATATTAACTGGAGTTGCTTTATTATCAATTGATGAAGCTCTTGATGTTGATTTTGTGAAAGGTTTAAGCTTTAAACCAATCGATGATTTGCGCAGTGTAGTTGGAGCAGCAGTTGGTATATCAAAAAATTTAAAGAATTTATCAAAAAATAATATTGTACAAAATACAATAGCTATCAATAACATTGTTAATACTGTAAATAAAGGATTTGATCCACTAGTAGAAAATGTGATTGAAACAAGTTTGCAGCCAGCTACAAATATTATTAATAAAATAGCTTTTATAAACAATATTCAAGTAGATATAAAACCCGAAGATTTTCGTGCAGTTATAACTTCAACTACTGCTGGTAATCCCAGAGCAGCAGCAAAAATATTAAAAAGATACAGTGATAAATCTTTATCAGAAATTGAAAGTGAATTAAGAAAAATAGATAATAGAGCATCTGCTATTATAACAGAAAATATTGTTGACATTCCCCTCAAAGGAAGGCAATTAAACGCCGGTGGATGGAAGGAAAATACAAACGATAAAGTTAACTTCTTTGGGTTAGCTAATAGTGATGAAGAACAAATAGCTATATTTTCAAGTATGAAAAGAGAATCTACTGAAGCAATTATTTTCTCAACTGGTGTTACAAATGGAAAAATAACTTCATATGATGTTCATAGAACATATGTGGCAGAAGGCACCGGTACTCCTTTTCATTTCTTCATTGATGCTCATGGCCGCATTTGGACGGGAAGACCTTTGGATGTTAGATCTAGAGGATTAACTAAAAATGCTAATTCTATTGCAAGTCAACACATTGACAGCGGAATTATAATTCTACTAGAGGGTGGAGATAATAGTTCAAATACTTATAATGGCCCTGTAATAAATGGATTAAAAAGATTACTTAGAAACTTATTTAGAGTAAGACCCGGCATTCAAGTCTTTGGCGCTAATGATATTTCAAAAGAATTTGGTAGTCCATATTTTTCAGTTTCAAATAGATTAAAATTATATGGATTTACTCAAGCTATAGAAAATTATGACCCTAAAAAAGAACCACCATTAGATCAAACAGAATTGGCTGCGAGAAGATTAGAAGGAACTACATAATGCCAGAACCAGATGTAAAAACAATAGGTGTAACTTCCGAGACTGGAGATCATGAAGACAAAAGTGGAGTTTATCCTTTATATGGATCAAACCATTCTGTTAACTTACAAGCAAGAGGTGGTGGGCAGCAATACAAGTTAAATAGCGCAACCAGCGCTGAAGACTTACCAATAGATTTAAATAAACCAAACCCATCACAATATCCATTAAATCAAGTTTCGGTGTCTGGTTCTGGCCATGTGATAGAAGTAAATGACACTGCTGATGGGCAAAGAATCTTAATCAAACATAATAATGGTGGTGGAATTGAATTAAGAGATGATGGTTCTATTCTTGTCTCAGCAATGGAACAAAAAGTAGAATTAATAGGCGCTCAACATCATATTGTTGTTGAAGGCGATGGAACTATGGTTTATAAAGGCAATTTAAACTTAAAGGTCAATGGAGACTTTAATGTTGATTGTTTAAACTATAATCTTAATGTCAAAGGAAATAAAACAGAAAATGTTAAAGGCTCTGATAGATCTACTGTAGGAGGATCAAAGGGCACTACTGTTACCAAGTCAATGTCAACAACTGTAATAGAGCAAGTAACTGATACATTTTTAAATGGTCATTCTCATAATGTAAAAGGTATTCATTCAATGAATATTGACGGCACAGCAAATTATTTTGCGAGTGGTAATATGAATATTTCATCAGAATATGAAATGAATATGTCTTCTGAGAAATTAAGAGCTTGGTCAAATCAGCTAGTTGTAATGGGTGGTGGCGGCATTATCGGTGGAACTGAAATGGTTTATAGCGGTAAAGGTGCTCAATTTGTTGAAGGTGTAACTGCTCCTACGTTTCATGGAGATTTGACTGGTAGAGCAGATGAAGCAATTGCTTCTGATACTGCAATATACGCATCGTATGGTGGTGGACCCGGTAGTGCTGCTGGTTGGACAAATACAAATACTGCTACTCCGTCTATTGCTAGCGTATCATCTACAAATATTAGTAATTATCTTACACTAACAGCTAATGCTATTAAGAAAGTTAGAATTGATGTTGGTGATTTTATTAAAAACTTTATTAATAAATCAAAAGATTATGGAGGAGTTTCTGAAACACCACTAAATACTGGTCAAGCTAGATCAAAATTAAGAGATCCAAGTAATTTGAACAATTCTGACTTTGTGAGTTCTATGGTGAAAGAAGGAACAATTGGAGAATGCTATAATAATCCAACACCAGAGGGAATTGGAAGAATTATAAAAGATGATCCAACTCCACAAACTTCAGTTGGAGTTGGTCTGCCAGTAAATCCTTCATCGGCTTATATACCATCCAAGTCTGAAATAAAAATATATCCAGATGAAAAATATAATCCATACAAACAAAACAGTATTACTTCAGAAACTTTATTGGCTCCTGGTATTTCAATGGCAAAGTTCTTAGGATCTGACGATCCTACTAATTTAAACTTTATAAGAGATCTTAGTGTAAAACGAGAGTTAGCGAAATATTTAGGCATTCATGCTTTAAACATGAAGAATATTCTTTCAAATCAAACGAAATTTAAAAATGTCACTTTAAAAATTTCTGAAAGTGTGTATCGTCCAGGCCCTGATGAGAAGATTACTCCCAATAGCTTAAACGATTTAAAACTAAAAGGTCGTGCTGTTGTCTTTGATGTAGTTGGAAATTCTGGAAGAAGTAATTTAACATCACTATTTGATTTGGCTGTATGGTGGAAAGACATTATCTATTACGAAAAAATGATATTGTCATATGATACATTAGCTCCTGATTGTTCTTTGTCTGGAAAAATAATTGTAATATTGCCAGAAATTGACCAATCATACAAAGCGAAGTTTAATAGAGATATTGAAACGCACTTTAATAACAAGGTGTTCTCAAAGAATGAGTTTACTGAAATATTAGCAATAAAACCACAGGATGATTTAGGTGATGCTGACTATGAAATTCCCTCAGTGGAAGAAGGTGGTAGAGTAAGATTCTTAAATCCAAAGCCAAGCTCTAGACCCAGACAAGTTATTATAGATGCTATTGATAAAGCAGTTTCCTCACTTGGAGATGGATACACTGCCACCTGTACCTATAATGGTGGTAGAGCT